AGGCGGAATTTCTGGCGCAGCGGGGGGAGCCGCCCCTCCACCTTCCGGCACCGCCCCAGTTCCAGCAAGGTCGTAGAGACTGTAACGCCAGACCTGCAGCAGGAAAACCTCATCGTTCTCCGCTGCGGTCGGGGTCGGGAATAGCTGAATGGAGCCGGTTGCAAGGTCGGTCTGCCAGTGAGTTGGCCGGTTGTTCGCTGTGGTGTAGCCATAAATGGCGTCGATCGACGTATAAACTCCCCCCGTCGCCACCTTATGCAGCTTCTTAGTGCCGTCCCAGATATCAAGGACCTGTATGACCCTGTCGGGGATAGCGTAGACGGCGATGCCGGTCTGCAAAGTCAGGGTGAAGTTGGTGAGGTCGGTGAAGAACCCGGTCTGCTCACAGAACTTATCCTGCCCTTCGGCGAGGTAGCCGAGCAAGGTCGCTTCTGTCCATGAGGCATAAGGGATGTTTGACTCCCCCAACACCGCCTGCAGTTCTACCAGCATATCCCCGCGGGTCATTTTATACTCGTCTCCAAGGGACAGCGGAGAAGTTCCGCTCAATATCAATATACTCGCCGCTGGCCTGGTCGAACTTCTGCTCGACGTGAGTCAGCACACAGGTCTTCAAGGTGGCGACTACCTCTGGCGGAACCAAGGTCGGGACATTACGTTTGATCTGATACACCTTACCATTGACCCCGACGACCTCGTAGTTCTTTTTCAGCCCGGGAACATCGTCGATAAGGATCGTAATCCAGTCGGACTTGTCGTCTTTCTTGGCTGCCTTGATAGGCGCCTCGGCCGGCGCGTCGATGTCTTTCGCCTTATCTTTCTTCTTACTCTTCGGCTCCGGAATTGGTAAAACTTCGATATCTCCCAGACCCAGATCCAATTCTTCACTCGTTGGCATTACATTCCCCCGTTAAGATTTATTTCGCTGCTTCCTCAAACGCTTTATCGAACTCCTCTTCCGAACTGAACTTGTCGTCCAGCATTGGCATGAGTTTTTCAATAATGGTAACTACCTCTTTAGCATCCTTGGCGATGTACTGCTTCTCGCTGGACCCTGGGTAACAGTCACACATTTCCTTGTTGTTCTTTTTCTCTTTCGGCTTAATCGGTACTCGGCACTCTATAACGAACCCATTCGAGGCTTGACCGATTTCCAACATCCGTTTCATGTACATTGGCAGTCTCCTTTTTGTGTAGGACTCAATGAAAGGGAGGGGAGATCCCCCTCCCCTGTGGTTGAGGCCACCCAGATTTACACGCCCCAGAGTTCGATCAGGAATTGCCCGGCTGTGTAGGCAGCCGCGGTACCTGCAGCACCGCCAGTCATATACATATACTTGTTGGCGGCCGGAAGGGCAGCGAAAGCGATCTGCGTAGCAGCGGCCGCTGACCAGTTGCCACCTTTGGTCAGCATCGCCGTCTCAGCCAAGTCTCCAACGGCTCCGTCGAATGCTCCGGTCCCCTCGGTTGCTGAGTAAAAATCGATATCGACTATCCCGCCGGCGGGGGTCTCAAGGCAGGTAACCTGGCCGAAGAACAAGGTACCATTCTTGGCTGCGGTGATCTGACCAATGTGGGACACACCACTGGTCCCGATAATATCAAGGTCAGTCGTGGACGACGAGGTTCCAGTCAGGTCAATGAGGATGGTGGTCTTGAAAATATCCCCCTGCTTGACAACCGAGGACTTGTAAATCGTCCCGGTCCCGGCGAAGCCTGCACCAGGAGTCATTACCTGAGTTGACAAGTCACAGGCTAGATTAATCTCCGCGGCTGTAGCATTAATTTCAGCGATGGCCGGCATCTTGTCATCTGAGGTGCGAATCCTTTCAGTTACCACATTGAGGGTCTTTACTTCTTGTCTACTCATGATTTTTCTCCATCAGGTAGTTTGTCCCCGCCTGAACAGGTTGATTAGCGAAATGCTACCCAGTAAACGACATCGGCCGCGGTGTCACAGATGTCAAGACCAAGAGTGAAACCATTCGCTGTCAAGGTGATCGACCCGGCCGCGTTGACCGAGATCTGCGTATCGGCGTGATTGCCAGTGTCGAGCGAGGTGCCGGCAGCCATGCCTTCAAAATACTCATAAAATGCGAGGTTGTTGACATTGACGGCCTTGACATACCTGGGCACCCAGCCAAGAGTAACGGTGACCGCGGCAGCCGGGTTGGCGACCGTAATCTTGCCGACGTTCTGCATCTGGTCTGCGTAATCCAACATAATTGTGTCTCCTTAGAAGAGGGCTGAAAGGGGCCGAAGCCCCTCAGAGATTTTTACAGCTCAGGAATGGCGATTTCTGCCGCAGCGAGCCAAAGTTGGTTCAAGATCAGAGCCGCGAAGTACGTCTTCCAGCCGATCCAGCCACGCTGACCGAGCTGATCGCCTTCCCGGGATTCGCCCGGATTCTTAACGAACGGGTTGAGTGCGGTCGCCCCTTTGAGCGGAGTAACAGCGGCGCAGTCGGCGGCGATATAGATGATCGGGTAAATATCCGAGCTGGTACCGGTGGTGGAGATCATCGTGGTGCCGGACCCAGCCTTGGCTGCACCTGCATCCGCCCATGGCGAGAATACCGTCGAGGTAAGATAGCGAACATCGCCGACAGTCCCGATCTCGGTCGGGTACGGAGACATTGAGCCGTAGTCGACAACATCCTTAAACCCGGCAAGGTTCTGAATAACCGCCTCGGCATCAGGATGGACAAAGCCGATGAACGACTGTTTGACGTTTACCGTCTCCATGTTGGGGGATGAGGACAGTTTCTTGGTGATGACTCCGGCGTTCTGACGTTTGAAGCCTCGGGTGATCTTCTGCTGCAGGGTCTTGGTCAGCGTGGTGTTGACATGTGCCCGCTCAGTACCGTTGGCGAAGTAACGGTTGGTGCCCGCCCGCATTACGTAGAACAGCCGCTTCTCAACCGACAAAGCGGCCTGCTTGGCCAGGATGTCGGAATACTCCTTGATGATCGGATCCTCATGAGTATCCGCTACCCGATCGGTGATCCCTACCCAGGCGCCGATCTGTGCCAGAGTGGTAGAGTAGTCGGTGCTGGTGATGGCACTGCCGGGAGGAGTTACGCCCTCGGTCAGGTCAGCGGTCGCTTCAGCAAGGGCGTCATACCGACGAAACTTGATGGTGTCCGAAGAGTTCTTCGGAATGGGCTTGGTCTGCAGAAAGGGCTGCATAACCAGGGCGGGGTCGGCCCTCTTGAGAAGATCCGCTGCCACAAAACCTGCGGTCCGCAATCCAATGTCACTTACTGTCTGGGTCATAGCGTCATACCTCCGTTGTTAGTGCAAATTTGCGCCGGGAGCGAACTCCTTCCTGAGCGTTAAGCCTTTTCTCCTTTTCAGGATCTTCCTTCGGTGGGTCGGGAGGAGGCGGAGGTTGTGCGCTGCCGGTCTCCTTTTTGAACACATTGTACAGCTTGATGGTCTGCTCTGCAGTGCCACTGTTCAGCACCTTGTCGTAGGCCTCCTGCAGGAACTCGGGCTGGGTCTTGACCCAGGCCTCTACCTCGGGCAGCTTCTCGACTGCGTCCGCATGAGCCTTCAGCACCGTGTCCATGAACGTGTTATGGGCTACGGTCTGGGCAACCGCCGCAACCGGGGCCAGCCTGGCAAGGACGTCGGCGACCCGCTTCTCGACCATGTTCTCCATCTTGGCGAGCATGACCCGCTGGGTGGCCTTGATGGCTGCCGAGATCTCGGTGAAGTTGGCAGCGACCTCGTCAAAGGCAGCTTGCTCATCCTCGGTGAAGGAGTCATCGACGGTCGTCGGGGCCGGAGGCGGCTCAGGTGCTGGGGGCGGAGTAGGTGCGGCCGGGGGCTCAGGCGCGGGTGCCGGCGGTGGCTCAGGAGCAGGTGCCGGCACCGGAGGATCCTCTGGGGTGATCTCAGGAGTGGCTGGGGTCTGAGGCGGAGTTTCGGGCTCAGGTGATGGAGTGACTTCAGGTTCAGGTGGCAGGTCCGGCAAATCCTGGCCGGCCGCGGCCTCGAACGCCAGATCGAAGGCGTCTGGTTCGAGGTTATTTTCAATGGTTTCAATGTCAGGCATAAATTTCTCCGGGTTTGTAGGAAGCGTAACAATAATTTACACGATTTGTCAATTAAAAAGTTGTAGCAAATCCTTACATTCTTT